TTTATCATACGTGAAAAAATATTATGACGCGACCTCACTTTTTAAGATCAACATACCAACCCCAGTCATGGCTGGAGTGCGTACTCCTATTCGTCAGTTTGCCTCTTGTGTTCTTGTTGATGTTGACGATAATCTTAATTCTATTTTTAGTAGCAATAGTGCAATCGGTTATTATATTGCTCAAAGGGCCGGTATTGGGATCAACTCCGGAAGAATTAGAGCGATCAATTCAAAGATCCGAGGAGGCGAAGTTGCACATACGGGAGTAATTCCTTTCCTAAAAGTTTATGAAGCAACAGTGAGAAGTTGTACACAAAATGGTGTGCGTGGCGGAAGTGCTACAACACATTTCCCATTGTGGCATTTAGAAATTGAGGACATTCTTGTTCTTAAAAATAATAAAGGAACAGAAGACAATCGTGTGCGTAAACTAGACTACTCAATTCAATTGAATAAAACTATGTATGAGAGATTATTAGAGGGTGGTAACATTACTCTTTTCTCGCCTCACGATGTTCCAGACTTGTATGAAGCATATTTTGGGGATCCTGATAAGTTTCAAGAACTGTATGAAACGTATGAACGTAAGACAAGCATTAGAAAGAAAACTATAAAAGCAATGGAACTGTTTGGTGCACTTCTAAAGGAACGTGCTGAAACAGGACGTATATATCTTATGAATGTTGATCACGTGAATACACACAGTTCATTTAAAGATAAAGTTTATATGAGTAACCTATGTCAAGAAATTACACTACCAACTAAGCCTATCGGTCATATTGATGACGAACAAGGTGAAATTGCCTTGTGTATTCTTTCTGCTATTAATGTGGGATTGATTAATCATTTAGAAGAACTAGAGCCATTATGTGATCTTGCTGTAAGATCTCTTGATGCTATTATTGATTATCAAGGTTACCCTGTTAAAGCGGCAGAACGTTCTACTAAAGCAAGACGTTCTTTAGGCATTGGCTATATTGGACTTGCTCATTACTTGGCTAAAAATAAAGTTAAGTATGGGGATAAAGAAGCGTGGAAACTTGTACACAATCTAACAGAAGCATTCCAATATTATCTATTACAAGCATCAAATACTCTTGCAAAAGAACTAGGTCCTTGTGATTACTTCCACCGTACAAAGTATGCTGACGGCGTGTTACCTGTCGATACATATAAAAAAGAAGTGGATGAACTAATAGGAGCAAAACTAAATTATGATTGGGAGAGTCTTAGATCAAGTATTCGAACCCACGGGTTACGGCATTCAACATTGTCCGCACAGATGCCTTCGGAGAGCAGTTCCGTTGTGTCGAACGCAACAAATGGAATCGAACCACCTAGAGGATTCTTGTCCGTTAAGAAATCGAAAAAAGGGCCTCTTAAGCAGGTTGTTCCAGAGTATAATAGGTTAAAAAACTTTTATACCCTACTTTGGGATATGCCTAGCAACGAAGGATACATTAATATTGTTGCTGTTATGCAGAAGTTCTTTGATCAGGCCATTAGTGGTAACTGGTCTTATAATCCATTGCATTATGAAAACAACGAAGTACCGTTGAGTGTTATGATGAAAGATATGTTGACTACCTATAAAATGGGGTGGAAGACAAGTTATTATCAAAACACTTACGACTTTAAAGGTGCAGAAGATTCTATCCAACCGCAAGGTTTGGAAGATACAGCCGTTGACACAAACACAAATGGTGCTACTATAGATACTAATGGAGTTAAAAGCACAACAGTCAATGGCACAAATGGTCACAGTGACAACACACTTTCTACAGAAGAAGGCGAGTGTGAAGCGTGTGCAATATAAATTTAATTGGTTATGAAAAAGGAAAAGCAAAAGCGAATGGCAAAGACCGTCTTTAATCGAAAAAAAATCGATTTTACAAAACAGTATATGTTTTTTGGTGAAGACCAAAATACACAGAGGTACGATGTATTTCGTTATCCAGAGTATGATAAACTCAATCAAACCATGCTTGGTTACTTTTGGCGTCCTGAAGAAGTAAGCCTTCAAAAGGATAGAGGTGATTATCAAGAATTTAGAGAAGAACAAAAGCACATCTTTACTGCTAACTTAAAATATCAAACACTACTAGACAGTGTACAAGGTCGCGGACCATGTCTTTCCTTTTTGCCTTATTGTTCTAGTCCAGAACTTGAAGGATGTATTATTGCTTGGGACTTCTTTGAAACTATCCACAGTCGTTCATATACACACATTGTAAAGAACGTTTATCCTGATCCAAGTGAAGTGTTTGACACTATCCTTGATGATGAAAAGATTATTGAACGTGCAATTAGTGTTACAAAAAACTATGACGAGTTTAATGAAATTGCTAATCAATATTTTCAACACGGTAAAGGCACTATCTATGATGTTAAGAAGTCATTGTACAAAGCCATGATGACTGTCAACATTTTAGAAGGTTTACGTTTCTATGTTTCATTTGCTTGTACGTTTGCGTTCGGTGAACTTAAACTTATGGAAGGATCTGCAAAGATTATTTCATTAATTGCACGTGACGAAGCAACACACTTAAATCTTTCAACACATATTATCAAGCACTGGATGAAAGGTGACGATGATCCAGACTTTGTTAAAATTGCAAAAGAGTGTGAAGAAGAAGTTTATGAAATGTGGCGTACCTGCGTCAACGAAGAAAAAGCGTGGGCAGATTATTTGTTTACTAAAGGATCTATTGTTGGACTAAATGCTAACCTACTTCATGCATATGTTGAGTTTATTGCAAACAAAAGATTAAAAGCATTAGGACTTAAAACAATTTACGATCGTCCATTAAATCAAAATCCTCTACCATGGACACAGCATTGGTTGTCAAGTGCAGGATTACAAGTTGCACCGCAAGAGACTGAAGTTGAGTCCTATATCATTGGTGGTGTTAAACAAGACGTAGAAGAAGATACATTTAAAGGATTTAAATTATAATGATATACAGTATTAGATACTATCTATTGCTTCTTATAGAATGGAAAATATCTATACTAGAAAAAGTTAAAAAAATTGTGTCTGGAGAGTACAAATATACAAAAACAGACAAAGATTGGATTGACGAATATAATAAATGGAAGAAGGAACAAAAATATGATTGAAATATACGGAAAACCACAGTGTCCATTCTGCGATAAAGCAAAAAATCTTTGCGAAACTCGTGGGTTTGAATACACGTACAAATCTCTTGGAACTGATTACACAAGAGAAGAACTAATGGAACAGTTTCCAAACGCAAGAACTGTACCACAAATTGTAATCAACGGAAATAAAATCGGTGGCTATGATGCTTTTACAAAATACATAGATGACACTGGATTTAACGGAACAGGACACACTTTATAATGCTAATCGAAACAACTAAAGAAGGCGATATTTTAACAGTAAAATTAACATCAGGAGAAGAACTTGTTGGTAAACTAGATTCAGAAACTGATACACATATTAAACTTAAAATGCCTCTTACACTGATAATGAGTCAACAAGGAGTAGGATTACAGCAATACCTCTTTACTGCTGATCCAGAAAAATTACTCACAATTAACAAAACAGCGATTGCTTGTTTTACTGCTACAAGAGAAGAGTTTGCAAAAGCATACCAAGAACGTACTTCAGGGTTTGTAACACCTCCAAAAAACTTCGTAGTCTAATAACTGCTAAATACTTGTATGACAGGTATTGTAAGAGTAGGATTAGATGTTCATATTGGTCACGCGAGTCCAACACCAAATCCTTTCCATCAGACTCCCTATGCAGTAGGTTCGCCTGATGTGTTTGCCAACGGTGCAAAAGTTGTGCGTAAAGGTGATACCACGGCTTGTGGTGATCCTGCAATAGGACATTCACCGGATGTATTTGCTAATGGTATTCCTGTACACAGATTAAATGATGCAACAGCAGGCCACGGAAGTTGGGTTCCTAATGCGGCCGCAACAGCATCGGGAGATGTAATAGTAAATGAAGTTTAGTACAACAGAATCACAATTGGCAGACAGTGGATTTACTTTTAAAGGTCTACCAACAAAGCAACAAACAGAAAGATTTGAATATTGTGCGTTCGATTATATTAAAGATAATCCAGGAACACAAAATGATCAGTATGTAAGTTATTCTGGTAAGTATTTTGCAGATGATGGAACAAAAAGCAAATGACACTAATAAAAAGAGCAGATAAGGGCGAAGCATTAACCTATCAAGAAATGGACGGTAACCTTACGCACCTAGGTGGTGATGGTTCCTATGTAGCACCTGCAACGGATGGTAATCCGGGACAAATTCTTGCAACAGATGGTAATGGACAACTATACTTTACATATGCTGGTACCGGTGATACACTTGCTATACGTGATGACGACGGAAATGAAACAGGTATTAACCTAGGCGGTGATGCATTATCTATACTCGGTGGTAATGGAATTAAAACTCATGTTCCACAAGACTCATCACAATCTGTTGTTATTTCGTTAGATGAAGATTTTTTAATCGAAGGTACATTTAGAGCAAATCAAATTAACGCACCTATTGTTGGTAATGATAGCACACTGTTAGTTGATGTTGTTAACAGCAGTGTTCCGTGGAGTGTTGTTTCAGGTACACCAACCACCACTGCTGGATATGGTATCACAGATGCATTCAATGGTCAATATGCTAGTTTGACCGGAGCACCAACCAATGTTAGTGCATTTACAAATGATGCAGGATATGTTACAGCAATAGGTACAAACTTACTAGATATAAAAGGTTCTGTTTTTGGTGATGACTCCACTGTATTAGTAGACGGAGTTGCTTCGAGAATTAATCTAGACGGTACAGTAAAAGGAAATATTATACCTGATCAAGATGAACAATATGATTTAGGTAGTGCAACAAAAAAATTTAAAGATTTATATCTATCAACAGCAACAATATATCTAGGTGCTCATAAATTAACTATTGCAAATAACAGTTTGCATCTTGATGATAATAATATTAGCACCACAATTAATTATTCATCGATACAAAATAGAATTGTTAACCTTTCGGATCTTGCAAATGTAGGATCCACTGCACCCACTGTTGGTCAGGTTTTAAAATGGGACGGGGCACAATGGGCACCAGGTGAGGATATCAGCATAGGCGGCGAAGGATTAGATGCAACAACACTAGACGGCTTCGCAGGAACTTATTATCTAAACTATAATAATTTTACAAATGTACCTACTAACCTTTCTTCATTTACAAATGACGCAGGATATCTTACAAAAGCACAATGGAATATTGTTGGAGATGACAGTTCAGGTATAAGCATTAATAACTCTGAAACATTAAAAGTTGTTGGATCTAATAATATTACAACAAGTGTTAGTGAAGTAAACAATAATACTGTTTTAAATATTTCAGGACCGACCGCATTAAGCAGTTTTACTAATGATACTAATTTTATAACCGGAGCAAGTCTAAATGTTATACAAAATACAGCGTCAGGTAATGGTTCATTAACTTATAATTCCGGCACAAGAATTTTTACATTTACTCCACCGGATCTAGAATCTCTTGGATCACAAGATTTTGTAAAAATATATGAAACATCTTGGGGCAACGGCCCTTCTAGTGTAACAATATCTAATACCTATGTGAACAGCACATATACCAAATATATTTTATATGTTGATACCCAACACGGTAGCCAAGGTGGTACTGTTTATCTTGACATTAATAAAACAGGTGGTGGACATACAATGACGTTGTTTAGTAATACGGGTAATGAAAGTTCTGACTGGCACTTTGCTGAAGTACATATTAGTTATGATGTTTATATTCGTGCTTGGTCACAGGCTTTAACAAATACAGAAGGCGGCGGTGGATATACAGCCTCATCAAGCATCGGTGGATCTCTATCTGCTGGTGGTACGCCAAGTTCGATAACACTTAGATCACCAAACAGTGGATTAAACTCTGGGTATCTAAGATTATATGGAGTAAAATAACAATGCCTAGATATACTATTGTTGACGGTGTCCATAGACAAATGACTGCTGAAGAAGAAGCACACTTTGATTCTTTAGCAACAAAAGATTTTGAATTGGCCCTCGACTATGTAAGACAGCGTAGAACTAAATTATTAGCAGAAACTGACTATTGGACTTTATCCGATACTGCTGAAATGTCTGATGCTCAAAGAACATATCGCCAGAATCTAAGGGATATCACTAATGGTATTACTACCCTTACAGATATTGAAAATTTAGTTTGGCCTACTAAACCCTAAATTGCCTTGAATGGTATAGGTTTACCTTTTTCGTCAACAATCATATCACCAGTATCGGCCCAGCATCCTGCCATAATACTGCTACCACCAAATTTAACATAACGAACAGGTTTAATTTCAATTAGTTCGCCGTCTCTCATTCGTGTACGTTTGTTGTTTACTGATTGCGGTCCTCTTTGTTTTATTCCAGCCATCTTATGATCCTAACTTGGCTTTCAAGGCCGCTCTTTTCTTTTCTGCCGCCGCGGCTTGTCTTATTTTTCTACCCATAGGTAATTGTTGCACCATTTCATAGATGCCGCCTTTTTTGGCTTCCCACTCTACTTTAACAGATGTACTCTTTGTTCCGCCCTGGAATGATAGCACCGCTTTTTTATAACTTACTGCTTCTCTAGTTTCTACCTTGTCACCGTCCGTGAAGGTAAATGTACGCATCTTTGCCATAAATCTCCTTGGTTGATATTTTTCTTAGACGTTAGTTATCATTTTGGTTTAAAAACACGCACTTTATAAATTGACAAGCAGTAAAAAAGGTGCTATAAATATAAGTGTAATTGTTGACAGCATCGTATGTCACAAGAGCAGGACCCCGGGGCAGTTCCGGGCACCTCCACCATTCACTTAAAACACATTCACAGAGTGTGCTTTGAGGGGGTGATATAGGATTCGACT